CCGTCACATGAGTAGAAAGACCAATTTTACCCCAAGACGGAGCAACACCGACCCCTCCAGAAATAAGAGCATTGCCAGTAGCCACGTCATTAAGACGGGCCAAGGTGGAAGATGACGAAGCATAAAGAATGTCGCCTGTCGTATACGATCCATAACCCGTTCCGCCTTGCGTTTCCGATAATGGCGTGGTCAGACCAGAAAGTGACGTAATATCGCTGTTTGCCCCTGAAGCTGCTGCACCAAGGTTAGTACGAGCGCCAGATGCCGTTGTAGCTCCGGTGCCACCATAGGCGACAGCCACAGGAGCCCCCTGCCACGTTCCAGATGAAATGGTATTAAAGCCAACCGTTCCAGTCGCCGAAAGATTCGTAAATGCGCCGGTTGACGGAGTTGTCCCACCAATTGCTGTTTGGTTAATCGTTCCGCCAGTTATTGCAACGGCATTGGCATTTTGCGTTGCCATCGTTCCAAGGCCAGTAACTTGACCTGATGGAATTGAAATTGTTGTGTTTAAAGCAGAAGTAATCTGACCTTGAGCATTAATAGCAATAGAAGGAACAGAAGATGCTGTTCCATAATTTCCGGCTGCAACACTCGTGTTAGCCAATGAAATCGTGCCAGATGTAGTAATTGGATTGGTGCCAGATGTAGTAAGCCCAGTTCCAGCCGTAATTGAAGAAACAGTACCGCCACCAATCATAGCTAAGACTTGAGCAGCAGTTAAATCTTTAACAGCAGCCACACCCGCCGCATTATTACCCTTAATGGTATTGGCTGGCATAGTTGAAAGATATTGGTTTGTAATGCTCGAATCAGTAACGCCAATAGTTCCGGTCGTCGTAATCGTTCCGCCCGAAAGTGGAGATTGAGCAGTAACTGATGTTACCGTACCTCCATTGGCGTTTAAGTTGGCAATTTGTTGCGCGGTGGCGCTATAAGATACGCCATTTTGCACAACCATCGTCTCAGCGGAACCACTAAGCGACGTTAGAACTGGGAGATTGGTGACTGTAATATTGCTCATGTCAAAGGCCCAGTTTGAGGTATCTGTGTGTAGCCGTAAGGCAATCCAACCAAAGCAGTTACCATTAAGGTATTGCCTTGGATAAGGTTCCCCGCTGGTATAGCATTGTTTGTCTGATAAGTGAATGCTGTCGCAGTAGTAACTGTGACGCTATAAAATCCTGTCGCAAGTTTATTTGATAAACCTTCTACAGCGATCTGATCATTGGTAGATAACCCATGCGCTGAAGAACAAGTTACTGAAACGGTATTTGTCCCGTTAGCCAGAATAGACAGCGGATTTAGATTAACGCGATAAGTTCCCTGACTATAAAGAGGCATAACAGCATTTTGATCCAATCCAACTGGAGGGCCAATTGGTTGAGTCGTGACTGTATTTCCATCCTCAGTAATTAAACTAACGGTTGGATAAATAGGGATGCCTGTAATTGGATCGGTTGGAGCGCCAGCCGAAACAACAATCGTATTAGTTTCATCGCTTTCAAACGGTTCAACACGAGCGTTAATGATTGGCATTGGATCAGCTGGAAGAATAATAGCGCGAAGCTGATTCTGTGGCGTGTCATAGCAAGGCGTGCAGACAAGCATACGCTTATTGATCAGGCTGGCACCAGCCCAATCCATCTGCCAACGCAAATCAACATGGTTATAGCGAAATCCGCACCGATCACATACCGCGTGAGCCTGTGGACTTCTTGAGCTAGTTCTTGCGCGTCCTGAGAGCGAAGCATATCCCATTTATCACCTATAATAGCCCGAAATCTGCGGACTAATATACATGGAAACATACTCTGTGTCTTGCTGTGCGGCGATATTATATGCCTCGTCAGCCGCTGGTTTTAGCATCTGCGATATAGCCGGTGCCCACACCATAGATAAACGTGCCGCAAGGCCAGTAGCAAACGCGTCAAGCCAGCGATACGGGATATCAATGGTTTGACCGCCGGTGAAGTTGCTGTCCTGAACCTGAGTAACTCGATAGTAGGACAACGTGGCTGGGCCATTTGATGTGTTGGGAACAGGCCAAATAGTAACTGTTGGACTAATCAAACGATCAAACCAATAAATCGTCGGAAATCCCTGTTGCTGCTTGTTTGGATAACTCGCGTATTCCGTGCGCGAAACAGGCAGAATGATTCGGTCAATGTTCTGACCATTACCCGTATTGGTAACGTAAGCATCAAGGATCATTACGGTGCTAGAATCAACAGCGTAGGTTGACGTTCCCGTAACAAGCGGAACTGTCACAAGGTCAACTTTCCAAAGATTGACGCCACGATTTGACCAGCTGGATAACATAAGATTAGCAGCCGTACGCGCCGAAGACATATGCTCCTGCGCTAGTGCCGTATTTCTTACGCCGCAAAGATTGAACGCATATAAAGTGAGTTCACCAAGTGACGGATTGTAAGCTGTTGTTCCGCTAGTGGTCATGACTGATCCTTAGTAAGAACCATCATTGCCAACTAATACACCTTCACCGAACGCGCCGACAGCATATGTTCCGGCAGTCGTATTAACGCGAAACTGAATGTCTGTTTTTTCCGTATAGATCAGCGGATATTGCCGATGAATATCTAAAATGCTGATAAATGGCGACTGAGCAACATTAAATGCTACCTTTGTAGAGGGATTTTGCTCCCAGTTGATAAAGGTCAAGTTATTGGCAGATGTATATGGGTTAGATGCAAAGACATCAATTCGATTGAGATAGAACGAATAATTGGCCGGAACGGTATAGATAGCCATCTGCGTCTTGCCAACACCGATAGCAATCTGTGCATAAGTTGTCCCACCATTTTTAGCTGTAATGGTGCCGACATTTGACCCGCCCAGTGTCGCCACAGACGTTACAATCATGCTGTTAATGCGGAAAAATGCCGTGCCGTTGGTGGCCGTACCGGAAGTGCCGCCGGAGAATGTCACAGTATCGGTCACGACAACGTAGTTCGCATCCAAACCAGTAACAGTCATAGTCAAGGTTTCAGACACCGTGCTGGCGTATGTCATAGTCAACGCAGATGTTGGGTAGGTATAGGTTGACGCGTTTTCCCAAACTGGGATGCTAGTCGTCGTTACACTGGGTTGATAGCCAAAGATATTAACAACATTATGAAGGGAAATTTGGCTACGGGCCACTTGAAGCTCAAATGGTTCGTTTCTGCCAATACGAGTAATGGATTGATTAACAACTCCAGAAGCCATGATTATTTACCCTTCTTACGTGCCGATGCGGCATTATCAACTAAATTGGGATATGGCCTACCAGCCGCCCGTGCTCTAGCTTTAGCACTTTGCTCTTGCTTATGCGACAAGTGTTTTGTGTGATGTCCCTTGGACAGTTTGGTTTCCCAAAATGGTTTATCAGACATCAGCAACCCCACTTGCGAAGGGACTTATTAATACGACTATCTGGATCAGCCGCTTTAGCCGAACCAGTCATTTTTCTTCGCATTCCGGTCATTCTGGAACAGAAGTTCTCGTGACGAGGATTGTCTTTATCCTTCGTCGGGGCCTTTAAATGATGACCCTCAGCACGAGCTGATGCCCGTCCCTTGGCATTTAATCCACCAGAGGGTGATTTGCCCTCAGAACGTGTCCATGCAGCCGTCATTCAAGCCTCCAAGAAAGAACGGGGGCTTTTTACACCCCCGTTTTTATTACTTGCCGTGCTCTTCTGGCTCATACGACTTATGAGCAGAAGGTTCCGTGCCGTGGGCCGCAGTCGAAAGCGGGTGCATGTTAGCACCTACCTTGCCGCCAGCCTTACGCTTTGGACGGTCAGCGCGCATCTTGGCGTGTTCACCATGGATTTTACCCATGACGTGGCCACCATGCTTGCGCTTAGTGCGACCGCCGTGCTTCTTCTCTTTGGCTTCCTTAGCCGTTGGAGAATTAGCACCAGCATAGGTGTCTTCTACGGCTTCATCAGCGTAGAAATCACCCTCTTTAGACGAGCCTTCGTCAACGCCATGAGCCTTGACAGTGCCGCCCTTCTTGTGTTCCGCACGAGGATGCTTGTGGTGCACCTCATGACCGTAGTGATGCTTATGACCCTTCATGGCCTACCTCTTATGCTTGTGTGACGCCGAACAGACCAGCAATGCTGCCAATGTTCGAAACGAGTGGTACTTGACGAACTATGAGACGATTGGTCCCATTGGCCGCCGACTGCAATGCGTAGGTTCCGCGAACGTCACCCGTGCTTGTGGTAGCAGGACTTGTGGTCACAGCCGCCGTATAACCCGTATTCGAAGTGATGCCAGCAGCGGCGTAGTTAATTGCTACGTCACCAAAGTATTCCGAACGAATAGGGAAGCCGTAAATGTCAGTCGTGCCAACTGAGTAATTGTGCGCGTCAGTAAATGCCGGAACTACCGACGAGATATACTTAAACGCCTTCTTACCGTTGACCGTCGTGGCACTCGCAGGGGCTGCAATAACTTCACTCATAGGAACGCCGTAAACGTCGTAGCCAGAGATAGTGATATTGCCGCCAGTGGCCGATGCAGAGCCGGTTACGCTAACTGCACGAGCAATCAAGCACTGTGGGTTCCAAAGATTGATACTTGCAGCCGAACCGAAAGGTTGCAGCAAAGAATAAGTACCAGCCATTGTCCCAGTGATCGTTGCCGATGCAACCGTAGCATTACCAGTGACCGTGTACGTGCCAGCACCACCGGATGGACCGGTAAGCTGATTCGCAATGATCGTCCCAGTCGCCACACCCGTTCCCGAAAGCGTCATGCCAACCGTAACAGTACCCGTGAGGGACGATACGGTAAGAATGTTGCTTGCAACAACGCCTGTGAAAGAAGCGAGGCCGTCGATGAGGAGAAGGTTCGACACGAGCGCACCGGTGTTCTGGTTGATGCATGTCTGGCCAACCGCAACGCCGGTTGAGGTAGAGTTAGTGGATACCAACGTCATTGCCGTGCCACTGGTCACGTTTGCAGCGGCTGCAATAGCAGACGTGCTAAGTGCAAAAGGGGCATAGTTTAACGTCAAGATATCGCTTGAGCCAAGGAAGCCAGCAGTAACAGCGCCGAAGTTCTGGCCGGGCTGGTACGAGAAGGCTGGACGAGGATCAGCAAGTGCCGCCCCTGCATAAAACAGGGACGGGCCTAATTCTGGGTTGTAATCGGCAAATGCCGACTGTCCGTAGGAAACTACAGGACCAGAGAATGCAGTAATAGCCATGAATTATCCCTTCTGAGTGCCATTGAATAATACCACAACTTCTTCTTTGTCAGAATGTTCATCCAAGTATTGAATTGCTGAAAGGAAAATATTTCTATCTTCTTTTAACTTTCCAATTCCTGTATTGCAATCAGAACAAAGTAACCCTCTAACTGAACCCGTTTTATGGTTATGGTCTACAGAAAGCGCCTTGACCTTACCTAAACGAGTTGCCGTTTCGGGCTGTGAACATATCGCGCAAACACCATTTTGCCGGTGAAACATTTCCGCGTATTCTTGACGGGTAATTCCAAAACGTCTTTGACGTTCTTTATCACCCAGAATTTCGCGGTTTTTTTCGCGATATGATAATTGATAAGCGCGTACAAGTTCAGGATTTTCAGCTTTACGCTTTTCATTCGAGCGTCGGCTTATTTCCCTTGCTTTTTCCCGATTTTCAGAACGCCACTTAGCGGCCCTCAATCGTTCTTTTTCGCGCTTATCAATCATTTTTTTTCACTATTACGAAGTTGGGAAGGATCCAAAAATGGCCCTCCAGTTGTAATATCCAAAGGAATAACGCTCATAGCCCTTTACGAGCAAGTTATCAGTGACAAAATCGACCTGCATATCTGATTCGAACTTGATGCGTTCCATGTAGGCAAGACCATCAATGTTGGTCAAAAGGAACCACGAGTAAGCAGACGTCAAGAAGTCGTTGACAATGTAACCCTCTGGCAAACCACCGGCAGTGCTAAGGATCGCGTTGACATCATTATCCGCAGTACCCGGACGCAGTTCAGTCTTCGTAAGACGAATTGCAACTGGTTCGAGCTGTGGTGGAACGATGAGCTTGCGACCACGAGCGAATACTTTCAGACCAGCCTGATCCTTAAAGTTGGTACGAATGTTAATCATACCGTTAAGGAGCGAAGACTCATTCAAGTCCTGCTGGATGGTGAAGGTGTTAGCCACGGTAGAACCGTCGATAGGATGTGCGGTGGAGCAGAGAGCCACACCGTCAGCGCCGACCGCCGCGTTATACGTCTGAGCCGTGTTCAGGATGTTCGCGCCATAAATCTCTTTGGTCTGTTGGAAAGACTCAATGAGACCAAGGTTCGAAGGCATGAACTGGGTCTTGTAGAGGTTGTCATCAATTGCCTTACGGGTGATCGCGTAACCAAGTGCGATTTCCGTATGCTCCTGATTGTAGACAAAACGCTCACCAGCGCCCGAATCAAACGAAGTCTGACCGCCTTCGGTCTTCAACTGAGCCAAACCAAGGTAACGCATTTCAGCGGTACGTTCGAGGGCCATCTTCGATTCATGCTTAGTGAAAATCTTGTCGTACTGAGATGGGATCATCTCATACTTGCCTTCAATTCCACGGAGACCGGGGAGCAAAAGGTCTTTAATCTGTGAGAGATTAACAGCCATAATTATTTACTCCTTACGAGATGCCGGTCACAGCGCCGTTAGCACGCCATACTTCGTTGTTGAACTGGACGACCACATTGCAATATTGCGTTGTAGGATCGCCACCGTTACCGAACGAAACAGCGTAATCGACGATTGTGAATGGGAAAGTAGCCGTCGTGCCAACCGACGAAAGATAAGCACCCGAACGGCCAGTAGCCGTCGAACCCGTACCAATCGTGAACTGAGCATTCTGACCGATCACACCAGAAGTCATGGTCGTGACAGAACCGGTCATTGGGAATGACGAGGTGCTGGTCTGAACGATGAAACGTGCGTTTGGATCATCGATGACATAAGCCTCGACGTCGCCCGTTGCATCAGAACCCGGCCAATAAGAAGACCAGACGACGCGCTTCTGCGAAGTGGAGAGATACTTGCAGCCGACAAAAATGCCCGCAACTGGAGTAGTACCAGCGGCAGCCTGAGTGATATAACCATTGGCCGTGCCAACGACCGGCATTACCGGATCGCCAGTGAAGATGGCCGTGGAGTTGGTGTTTGCAATTCGACGTGGAGACTGGGCGAACGTAGGAGCGCCGCCAGCACCACCCTGAAACTGCAAAAAGCCGTAATACGCTTGCGTATTCGCCATAGCAGATAATCCTGAATGATGAAGGTTGCTATGCGCCCGGCACTGCCAACCTAGAATAATTGTGACCCGCCTCCCCAAGGGCGAGTGTTCGTCGTTTACTTATCCTCTGGAACAGGGATAGGGCTAAACGACTTCTTTACCGAAGGACGGACGCGATCATGTTCGCGAGTCATAGTTCCATCGGGTGCTGTACTAAGTTGTGCTTCTTTAGCACGTACTTGTGTTCTAGCACGACGCAATTCTATATCACGCGCTTCATTTGTCAACGTCAAAGGACGTTCCATCAAAACTTGGCCTTTACGCTCAATAATTGTGTAATTACCTGATGGCATCATCTCAGGATGACGACTTGCTGGGACTGGTTCCCAACCACCACGAGCGATCTGGACTTGATAGGACGGGTCTTCCTTGCCTAAAAAGGTGTGACGTTTCCATTCATAGGACCAGCCATCTGGAACAATAGATGCATCGACATAAAACTCATCAATGCCATCACTATCAAGTCCACCACGCTGATTGCGGATTTGTTCCGCACGACGGGCTGCACGTTCACGGGGGGCTTCATCACGCAGAGCCTCACGAACTGGCTGACGTGCTGGAACCTTTTCTACTTTATACTTATCTGCTTCAGTCATAATCATATCCTTAGTTTATACGGCCTTCACGCTTCAGCGCGACCATGTATTTTGCATAATCTTCAGGCGAGTAACCCATCATGGATGCCATTTCACGCTGCTCCGGTGTCAACCGAACAGTTGTCGGTTTACCAGATGTGTTTGATGCCATGCGGGTGGTTGGTGCTGCGGGTGCTGCCGTTCTTTTCTGAGTTGGAGCGGCTGCAATCGAGACAACATCATCATCTGCCTCTGGTTCTGGCGCATTACGCAGACCAAGACGGCTTTCAACATGCTGGAAATACGCATCAGTGTCGGGAACGTATCCTTCACCCATTGCGTGGTTGTGTGCGCGAACCATACTCTCGTACTTCTTAGGATCACGAGCGTAATCTGGATTATTTCTAATCCAATTGGCCGAACGTGGCGTAAGACGTGACGCAAATTCTTCAACGGGATCATTGTTGACCTGTTGAACGGGCTGCCTCAGCTTATTCTCAAGGGCTGACTTACCATTTTCAAGAGTTGATAGCTTGTTAGCATTCAATGCCAATGCTTCTTGGATATCCGCAACCTTGCGATAGTCACCAGCCGCCATTGATTCGGCGTAAGCATTTTTCAAAAGCTCTGAATTACTCTTTGCTTTATCAATAGCACTCACAATTAGCTGATAATCACCGTCCTGAACGTCACGTTGTGCTTTGTTAGCCAGCTGTTGAGCTTCATTTGCACGTCTATCTGCATCAGAACGAGCTTTACGCTCATCTTCCAACTGCTTTTTAAGATGATTAATGCCTTCTTCAGGCGTAATTTCATCAGAAACCGCAGCTTTTTCTACATTTACCGGAGCATCATCGTTAACAACTTCAATCTTGTCTTCGACTTCCGGCTGAATTTCTTTCTCTTCAGTCATACTAACCTCTTACCAAACCGTGTCTGGATATTTAATGCTGCCACGAATGTCCGTGTCTTCAAGGATACGGCACGAGACGCCATGAACATTGACCGACCAGCCATCCGTGACGCGGAAATAAACCCAATCGCCAATTTCAACATTGGTATCAACGAACCATTTGTTGTCTGGATCAACAAAAGCCGTTGCGCCCTTCTTGAGAACCAAACCAACCTTGCCCTGATACCGATCTTCACTGCGGGTATCGTCTGTCAGGATGATGCCGCTCTTAGTTTTCTCTGGACGCATATAGATTGCGACCAAAATCTGGTTATTGAAGACGTTAATGTCATCAATACTGCCAATTTCCTCTAAAATTGCTTTTTTTGGATCATCAGCGTGCTCCATACGCATATATGGCATTAGATATTCCTTTCTTTGCCGTTATTAATGGATTCGGCCTCGTTCATGAGGTCGATAACCTTTCGCAAACCATAGATGATCCCAGAGCGGTACTTGTAGTCCGCTATGTTCTCGATCATTCCCTTGCCCAAATGGTCCATCTCCTCAATGATTGTCTCATCAATCAATTGAGCAAGTATGCGGGCGAACCTGTCTGAATATGTTTGTGCCATGAGGGGTACTATAATACCGCTCTTAGGTTATTTGTTTGCGATGATGGTAATGTCCCAATGAATTTAAACAAAAAAAAGCCGCAGCAATTAAGCCACGGCTTAGTTCGTCTTTGGGGGAGAAACCAAAGATTATGCTTTGTGGCCGTATGCCTTGATCTTTTCAAGACGGCCAAGACCACCACCAGCGGCGTGATCGATAATATGCTCAGGCTTACCCATCGTGCGACCACCTGACTTGCGAGCCATTGGCATACCACCCTGAGGAGGCATTGGAGGAGGACCGCCAGCGCCGCCCTTGGCCAACATCGCAAGCATAGCTGGATTAATCTGCTGACCACCGCCCATTGGAGGACCACCAGCAGGAGGAGCCATTGGAGGCATTGGAGGCATTGGAGGGGTAGGAGGGCCACCCATTGGACCACCAGCCATTGGCATACCGCCAGCCGGATGAGCATTCACATTGATATTAATGTGTGTCTTGCCCTTAGCCTTGCCGCCGGACTTATGAGCGTGACGACCGCCCGGTACTTCACCCGGAATTTTCGTAACCGAATTGCCAGAAAATACTTCGCCGCCCTTAGCGTGCTTCTTGCGGAGCCAATCAATCTTGCCGCCGTCAGCCTTCTTCTGCTTGGTTTCACCGCCCCAGCAATGTTCATCACGCTTCATAGCCGAAGTCTTAATCATCTTCTTGATGAGCGCCTTATCTTCTGCCTCATCAGGATGAGCATGACCACCACGAGCGTGATGCTTGCGATCTTTTACCTTGCCGCCACGTTTCTGGTTTTGCGGAAGGTTGCGCTGATATTCTTGCTGCTGGGCATCAAAATTGGCTGCATTGGCTTTACGAGCAGCATCTTGCATTGCAAGAGCCTTAGCATCTTGAATTGCTTGCATAGCTGGATCAAGACGAATCCCATCCATATCCGTTGGACGACGTGGAGGAAGCGGAACTGGACGACGTGGAGGCAACGGAACAGCACTACCATCAGCGTGCTTAGTACGTTTTACCTTACCACCCTTTTTAAATGCGCCTACATGCTTAATGCCTTCACGGTCATCGTTAGCCATGCGAACGTCGCGGTTAATCAAATTGTCTGGCGTCAGGAAACGCTTTGAACGATCAACACTCTCAGTGCGTCCACCCGACTTACGCTTGGCACGGTCAGCACGCTTCTTAGCGTCTGCTCCATGAACTTTGCCGCCAGACTTGTACTGACGCTTGCTAAGTGGGCGAGCACCGGTCTTGATACCAGCGTTTTCCATCTCAGGAGGAGACCATGTGGACGAATCAACCTTAGTGTGTGGTTCACCAGAGGTAAGACGTTTCGCCTTTGCACGCATTGCTTCGCGTGATGATTTAGCTAATTCAGACATGGACAACTCCTGACAGGGACGACGAATAATAGCGTGTTTTTAGTATTTGTACAATCATACTTTACTGAGTGTAGTATTCCAGCATTGGCGCACCATTAACGTACTTGATACGACCATGAACCTTAGACATATCACCCGCAGTATTAGCCGCAGCCCATTGAGCCGCAGTCATACCACCAACTGATGGAAGCTGCTGGTTGTACGTTCCAAGTTCAGTCGTATATGGGGCAACTGGAGCCGCCGGTGCCTGTGCAGTAGCCGTGGGTGGAATGTATGGCTGTTCACCGCCACGACCATCCCTAGGCTCACGAGCAATGTCAACCGCTTGGCTAATCTCGTTATACTCTGGAGAGTTAATGCCATATGATGGAGTAATCATATTAGTTACTGCATTACTTGCGCCCTGAACCATGTTTACGAACGGATTATTGCTTGTAACATCTGGAACTCGTTGCCCTAAAGTCGTATCAGCATAAGCATTTTTGGGACCGACAGCGTTCATAGCGGCATTATAACGTGCAATTTCAGCTGGGTCTTCGCTGCTAAATCCTGCATATGGGTTAGATTGTGGCATTTCACCCGAAGCAATAGCCGCATTACGAGCAGCAATAATAGCCGGATCATTACTTGCATCAGTAACTGAAGAGCCAGCCAACATTGATCCGGAATCATAACCACTAGTTCTTGCGCGCTGCTGGTCTGCTTGTTTAACGCCACCCATCAATGCACCCATAAAGCTGGCAGGGGCCGCATCATATTGACCTACGCCTAAAGTAGCGCCCGATGGATTACCCGCCATAATACCTTGAGCATATGCCTCACGAGATGGCGCTGACAGTATCTGGTTTTCCAAGGTAGGGCGTTCAAAATTCTGCAACGCCACATCTGCTACATTGGCTGCATCGGTCCCCGTTGCCATTGCATTTCTTGTCGCACTGTAGCCGGGATTTGTTTGAACTTCATTTAAACCATAGCCCAATTGAGCCATTTGCGTTCCAGCCAAAGCATCACGCAACGCATTTCCTGTAAGCGAAGTATCAATCCCTAAAGTATTTTCTAAGCCAACACGCCTTGGGCCGGTTTCCTGCAACATGCCAATAGAGCCAGCGTTAATGGCTGACGGATCAAGGCCAGCCCCGCTCTCACCCATTGCACTCCCAAGGAAGCCAGCTGCGCCAGCAAGAGTATTCTGCCGACCAACCAATGAACCATAACCCATGCCAAATGCAGTGCTTGGGTCCATTGTCGCGCTCAACAACGACCCTTCATACGGCGTATTCATGCGCTGTTCGCTGTAACCGCTAATGTCAGATGGCATTTGATGACCGGTTAAATTAGCTTCTCCAACATTAAAGTCGCCGCCAAATGCACGCGACCCAACATCTGCTTGAGCTGCGTCCGGTTGCGAACGGTCAGCAAGACCCGCCTCATTACCACGGGGGTCAGCCGATGGCCCTTCAGGCTGAGAACGATCTGCCATGCCAACCTCATTGCCGCGTGGATCGCCACTAGCTTCACCGCCATCATCAAAATGTGCTCTACCACCGTCTGCATGATGCTGACGACGTAAATAAGCCATCAACTCATCAAGATTAGCTGGCATCGCAATAGGTTCAGCACCTTCAAAGCCCGACTGGCGGCTGGTGAAGATATTATCCATTGCGTTTTTGCTTAATGATAAAGGATGGGCTTGTTTCCAATCCTTTAAATCTTGTAATGTAATAGGTGCAGTAGGCGTATCGTCATCAGCAACGCCGCCAGTAGCAAGCCGCAACGCATTATCAATGGCGTTATTGCCTAATGTACGACCGCCCTTTTTATGATTTACTCTCACATCACCACCTCTTGCTTCATTAATACGGGGGCTAGTTGGATCAAACTGGCCGTTGTTGCCCGTAGCGGATTTGATTTGAGTAGGATTAAAGGCAACAATTTCTTTGTTTCCCCAAGCACCATTATAAATAATTCCATCATGACCACGAGATTTTACTTCATTTGTAATATCCATAGGCGTTGCATCAGATGGCAAATTAAGATGTGAACGAATTAACTTTTCTCTATCTACTTCTCTACCATTTTGAATTTGATATTTAAGATGCAATGGATTTTCCATAGCAAGATGAACAGGCATAACATTGCCTTTTCTTCCATACGCACTTGCAACAATAGGAGATTCATCAAAGTAAAAACCGTGTCCTAAATATCCATTATCTGTTTTTGTTGCAATTTTTTCTGGATTAAACGTACTAAAATCAGCATCTGTTCCATGATATGCTACGTGCGGAACTTCAGGATGATTATTCTCTTGAAAGGCAGCGAGGTTATTATTTCTTTGTGAATCACCATGAGGGATAAAGCCAGAAGGCATACCAGCACCACCAATACCTGTATTAAACTGAGGCGTATTAGCCTCCAAGTCTAATCCCGTAAGCGATTGATTAAGGCCACTGATCTTATTTTGAATAGCATCGGCCATAGGATCGCGATTACGCGCAACATTTAATGCCGCTCCAATATCATCATCTGAACTTGAAGTTGGATCATATGGTAAAGGCATCTGCTATCACTCCTAGGGCGACAGCATCATACTTTATATTGGTTTATTTGCCAACTAACGTGCGAACCAAGACGTGTACGAAATAAGCTACGGCAAAAAACCAGCCTACAATTACACCGACTTCAACTACACAGCCGTACTGTCTCATCAATTCAATCAATATCTTAACCTTGGAAAATGCCCATTCCATACTGCGAATAAGGAATGGGCCAAGTCAGGAAAAACAATAGGAGGACTTGAAGCCGGACCGACCCCGCGAAGGATAAGCCCGATGACTAACTACAGGAACATCCCGCAGCCACTCGCCGCCGCAGCGGTCCAAGTGGGATCATAATCGCAAGTCAAACCGTCACAATCAACCCTTTATTGCAACTTTCCCTCAGGTTGTTCGTTGGCTTCCAAACGCTGGATCATGTTTGGATCAAGCATCTGGCTAACCACGTGCATACCGTCCATTGGGTTCTTCATGACTTCCTCAGCCAATTTAACCGCCGCCAGACGTTCACGGCTTTCACGGTCACGTTGGCGGTTCACAGCGTCAATCTGACTATCTTCTGACTTCTGCTTAATCTCATCAGCTTGGTTCTGCTCAGACATCATCTTGATCTGTAGCTCTTGCGGATTAGCCTGTGACTGCTGGTTCTCGCCGCCACTCACTTTATGTTGCACTTCAGCCATTTTAGCCTGAGCCGTAATCATCTTAGCTTGCGAATCAACTTGCTTAGCCTGATCCGCTGGATTTGGCTGTGGCGGAACTGGAGGAGCCAAGAACCTGTCTGGGCTTTCCCAACCGACTGCGCTCAATGCTTCCTTGCGTACTTCAGGGAGATTGAAGCCCGTTGGGTCTTGCGTAGCCATCTGGACAAGTGCCGCGACCTTCATGATGCGCTGGCTGCTCGATGACGTGTTTGGATCGGCCTGTGGGACCATATCAAAATCTTCAAGCGCCTGAAGGAACTGCTGCTCATCCCACGGAATATTAGGGCGACGATTGCGCTGCCAGAATGATTCGGGGTTTTCCTTGAAGCAGTTAGCCAGAAGTTGGAACTCATCAGCCTGTGAGGCGTGCATCCGCTTATGGACAGAGTTAAGAACCTTAACCGACTGCTCAATCAATGCGATAGTTGTTCCGACTGGAGCATCTGAACGACCTTCGCCCACCGCAGCCTCAGAAGTTCCGCCCAAACGCTGGCCATACTGAGCCATACTTTCAACTAATGCACCCAATGCACCCGATGGTTCTTTATAAGGCAATGGCATAACGGCCTGATTGATTGGCATACCGCCAGTGTCAATCTGAGCGCCACCGCCGGGTGGAACGCGGAAGATGTTGCTGTTCTGACGGCCAGACTGTTTGGCATACAAGAAGCCGGGGAAGTTGGCGTACATGCCAGCGTCAAGCAACTCACGCCACGCAGCTGTAACCGCATTTGTCGTATTGCCAAGGATGTGCAGTAATCCAATGTCGTAGAAGCCAAAGCCCGGAACAAACGTGTATTTTACAAAGTTCTTACGTGCCTCAGGCAAATCTTCTGTGTCTTCATCATAGTTGCGGACGATAGACAAAACTTGCTTTGACGACACGTCAATAGTCACGCGATACGGAACTTCTAAGCCCGTCTCAGCGCCATCCATTTTGTGCTCGTAGCCCTTAACATTTAACTCACAATAGCATTCATAGATTTCACGGTCACGGTCATCCGTGTTCATGGTCTCTTGTGCAATGCCTTGTTGCGCGTTCTTTTCCATTTGAACGGCGTCAAGCGTTGGCTGCTTTGCATCATTCAATTGAACGTCACGATACGCACCAATGATTTGCATCCGCTTCACAACAGATGGGCGCATGTAGATACGGTGAGTGATACGACGAGCGCCATCCAAGTCCGTGGCTGAGTTGTTGACGATCAAGTCATCAGCGTCGATTGATTCGGATACGGGACGGTTGCGAAGTGGGCAATAGTAGACCTTTTTAAATGCCGTTCCACCAAAGCCCAGCAATAGAAGCATCTTATCCGTGTCTGGATAATACTCTTTGGCTACTGCGGTTAGGTAGTGGTTCATATCCTTCTCAAGGGCATTCGACATAGTGTCACGGTCTGGTGAGCCATGAGTTGAATCGTCCCTGATCTTCACAGGCCCATCAGTTGGAAGTAACTCTGACCTTGCATTTGCTTGAAAGCGCAGCACAGCTTCAAGCAGCAGGGGATGGCGAACCTTTGACATTCCTTCCACCGGCGCACCGTCAGGGGTTCCTTGAAGTCCGGGGAGTTCAATCTTGAGGCCAAGAAGTTTAATTCCCTGCGCCCGTTCTTGTATCCATTCTTCACGGCTGGTGAGATCATTCGCGATACCCCGCGTTAAGTCGTCAACGATGCGGCTAAGTTCTTGGTCTTCAATGTCGTCAGCCAGATTAGCAAACCAACCTTCTTGCGTCTTCTTGTTAGCCTTCTCAATTGGCTCACCGTTCAGTGACACGCTGATCGTGCCATCGGGGTGCTCAATGCGGAGAATATTACCGTCCATGTCCAGTTCTGGCTTGTCGGAGCCGTCTTCACCGGCCATTTCGATAACAATATCCATAGCCTCAGGCAACTCAGGCTGCTGTGGGTTTTGATCACCAAGACGGATGTTAGGTGATAAGCCGGGTGTCAACGCCATTGGTTAATCCTCGTAAATGATGGCACACTATAACCTATTTTAGAATTTAGGCAAAGTTCCGCTTTCCGCTTCTCCCCCCGTATCAACACGGAGACTGTTGAGTTGGGCTGCGGACCAAGGAGGGTATCTCGAAACGCCGTTTACCCATCAATGCCTTGTTGGTTCTCCCAACTATCGCATGGCCAGTACGCCCCCCAGACTATACGCCTGTCCAACGGGGTGAATATGTTGATGGCTATCCCCTCGCCCTACCGGCTAAGGGCCGTCGGAAAGCCCTTTCGGGTAAAGTTCCGGCAGCGTTGTCTCTAGCGTTTATGACCGCCAGCAAGTCCCATCTGTTTACAGCACAGACCGTCAAAAAGCCGTCTGAACCATCACATTTATCACTCAATCAGCAAATGCTGGGTGACATCATGCGAATTTAAACGAACTCAAAGACGGGAGATAGACAGGCTAGAGATGTTACATTATAACATGACTTGTCTGGACCGTTTCCCCGCCAAGAGAAACTCCGGTTCAGATAGCCCCGGTTTGAGCAAGTCTCGCCGGGGCATCTTTTTTTATAATACAGTGTTCACGTTTTGTGTCAATTCTGACAGTCGCATGTCCACATCAAGACGGAATGAACACCTATCCATTGGACAATCATCCAACCTTTAAGGTGGTATTCGTCTATTTTCTCCCAAGGAACGTAACGGAAATTGCCGGTGCGAATCATTTAACCCCCTACAGATTAACCACTTTAGCTATCACTATTGGACTATATTCACAGAAAGATATAAAAGCGACACATAGCAAACGTAGTTTGCGAAGAATGAAACCGGAGAACACATAATGCCTACTCCTCCAATCAGCTTTGAACTCCTGCTTGAAACACTGCGAGTTTTTGAAAGCAACAACAATAATATATCCGCCGCTGCTCGTTCTTTAAATATCCCACGCCAAACATTTGAACACAGATTAAACCGTGCAAAAGAACAATTTCCCGGTGGATCACCTGAGCAAAACATCAATGGTCGTTGGACATATCCCCGCATTATTATGAAAGATGTTCCCAATACGCGGTGGGTTATCGGTTCTGATCTTCACATTTGGGATGGCGATCCGCCCCTGATTTACAAAGCCTTCGTAAAAGTATGCAAGTCTCTCAAGCCAGATGGTATCATTCTGAATGGAGACGTTATCGATGGCGCTAGGATTTCACGCCACCCGTCAATACGCGGCAGCAAAGCGCCAAAAATTGAAAAGGAAATCGAGACTGCCAAGAAATGGCTTAAAATGTTGCCCAAGACCAAACACCGTCTCTGGACAATGGGAAACCACGACGTCCGAATCGATAACTACGTTGCCTCCAACGCCAACGAACTCGACGGATATATCCTGTCCCTCCAAGAGCATTTCACCGATTGGGAAATTGCGTGGGCATTCGAACTCAACAACACCGTCGAGATCAGACACCGGTTCCGTGGCGGTATCCATGCGGGGTGGAACAACGCTCTCCACGGAGGGATTAGCATGGTTACAGGACATACGCACCAGCTCCAGATGACGGCTATGCGTGACAGAAACGGCTCGCGGTGGGGAATTGAGACTGGCACGCTGGCCGATCCCTTTGGTCCACAATTCCAGTACGCTGAAGGCTCGCCTAGCCGCTCTCAGATGGGCTTTGTTGTCATTAGCTTTGATGAGGATGGGAACTTGATGCCGCCAGAACTATGCGAGATGATTCGCGGTCGTCCGGTGTTTCGTGGGCAGTACATTATGTAAAAGGGGTACGGGCTATGGTTAGCACACACTCATGCACATCCATTGTCTTAAGCCATGCCCCCGTACAACATAGCAGCATTGTATTTACAGCAAACGGACAATCAGCCGCACAACCAAGCCAGAACACAAACCAGACAAGGCCAACCTATGGTGAAGAGGGTTGGATTCGAACCAACTCCGTTTCTATGTGCCGGATTTACAGTCCGGTGCCCATCCGCCGTCTGAGCAGCCTCTTCGAATAGATGGTCAAAGTGGTAGGATTTGAACCTAC